TGCACACACAGACCGGATGGTTCAGACAGGATAGCGACTCATGGGAGAAGATGATTAATGGCACAACATATCTTATTGAACGAGAGGAAGGTATGTTCCATTTGTACCGCCTGCTCGGATGGGAGCGAATTGATTGTGCGAAGAATTTTGATGCGGTGGCACAATCTGCATATAACTACGAGGGAGTAGATAATGAGTGATTACTGACCATTCGATATCGCATTGCACACAGCGTTAGAAGAGTGTGGATACAATGTTTCTTATGAGAATGGAATTGCCGCTATTAGTTATGGATCTCGTTTCTTGTCATTCAAGAAGGGACCATTGGTTGAACTTGAATAGGCGCATACCCATTTACTCCCGATCGGCAATCTTGTTTTACGTTCAGACATTGAAGGAATTCTAATGCAAGTAATTAACATCCTGAAGGATGAGTATTACGAGGGCCATTGGGTCACCATAATGAATCGAGCATATTATTTTCCCTCGGGAGTAACGCTAGAAATGGTATACAATATGCTGAAACAGGAAAGGCAATGAAATGTGGGAAAACGTTAATGGCGAATGGATCTACATGGATAAGGAGATGGGGGCAGATGAATATGCGAGACAGGATTCTCATCCTGTATATGTGGATTGTTCTCAGCAGCGCGTGCGCGATCATGGCGATCGTCTTAGTGCGGGTAGGATTGCAGCCGGTGTGGCTGGGGGTATGATTGTGGCGAAGGCGGCGCCTAGGGTGGGGAGTTGGATGTTGTGGGTGGCTGGGATTCTCACACTGATCATGATTTTTATGTGAGGGCATATTTTAATTGTTTAGCTTCAAAGAGATTTTTAGTTAAGCGATACACAACATCGAACAAGAACGTTCGCAGATTCAAGATATTGGGTACACCTTATGAAGTGCGAATTGTTAGGACCGCCACCGTTACTTCAAGCCACACGCTATCAGTTTCTGTACACAATCTGACATATGATTCTAGTACGTCGACTGAGGAAATTGTGTGCACTGCTTTAATGCAAGATAATTTTATTTTGGTCCCCGACGAGGCTAACGCCCCACCTCTCTTCTAGATTCCCGGCTGGGCGGGTAATACCAGAACTCTGGAAATGAAATCGAGCCATACATGAAAGGAAAATGATCATGGCTGTTGTTTACTCCTCTCTCTCTGACGACTTTGTTGGCAAGAAGGCTTTTTTCACTGCTCAGAATTCTGCTACTTCGTTTAAGGAACTGCGTGGTAAGACGATTGAGATCAAAGATATTGTTATCACCGAGGATGATATTGTCGACACGGATACCGGAGAGACGGAGACTCGGCGGACTATCACAGTGATTGATAAGGACGGAAACGCCTTTGGCACGTCGTCTCAGACGGTGGCCGCACAGATTCAGCGCCTCGTGGACATTCTGGGTGATGTCAAGACGTGGCCTGAGCCGGTGATTGTGGAGATTGGGACGGCGAAGTCTGGACGTGGACGCGAGTACACGACGGTGACGCTGGCCTGAGCGACGCGGTAAAATACTAGTTGCCCCCTGCCCTCTTAGGGGGCAGGGGGTGATTGGTTTGGTAAAGTCTCATTGGGGCAAGCATTATCGTGCGTTTAAGCGCGGTGCTAAGCGTGCTGGTAATACGGCGGCCAGTGTCCGGGATTTTGTTGGTTCTCTACATTTTGATCCTTTGCCTGATACACTGTCTGCTGAGCAGGGTAGTGCTAAGACTAAGTCGGCTAAGGCGAGCGCTCGTGAGCAGCATCGATCTGAATTGGATAAGGCGCGTGACTTGCTTCAGAATGAGCGCGATCGCGCTATTCGCAAGATGTATAAAATGGCAACTAGCGATGACGGTGCTGATATTAGGGGGACTAAATATGATCCTATCGGGAAGTCTAGTGTAGGGCGGGTAACATTAAAGAATGCTGCGAAGGAACTTGAGCGTCTTAGTGAGTTCAATAATTCTGATAGCGTTTGGTATTTTTCTGACAAGAAAGGCAACCCTATTTCAGCCAAGGATGTACGTCGTTATCGTGAAGCCGTTAAGAGGTATAATGCCGATATTGACAAATATGAGAAGTCTGTTTCTGGGACGAAGTTACCTTATATGGGGGACGTCACTGTTGGCGACTGGATTAGAGACTTTCGACCGTCAAGGACGTATCTTCCGGGTGGATCACATTACGCGCTTGAGAGGATGAATCCTGATAAGCGCACTGTTAATTTCGAGTCGGCGGAGGCAATGCGCGAGAAGACCAGTAAAGTTCTCGATAGTCTCACCAAAGAGGGTAAACAGAAAAAGTTGACGGCGGCTAAGAAACAAATAGCCGCAATGCTAGACGTTATTGGTGACCCCGAATTATATGACATTCTTACTGACATTCCTGACGACGTATTGTGGTTAATGTGGACCGTAAACGGCGACTTTGCTAACCAATTATCTCTCATTTATGAGGCTGCGAAAGAGGGATATTACGATAGGAAAAGAGCCGGTCAGGATCTTTGGTATGATGATGTAGAAGAAGCCAATAACAGTATTAAGTCTTTGCTTAACGACATTAAAACAATCAAGATTAAGCCGGAGGACGATTTTAGTGGCTCGCCAATCAACAAGCGCAAATCCCGTAAGGGACGGCGCTAGACGCAGCCACAAGAAAATTCCTTCGTTTTGTGCTGATTTTGAGACTACAACGACTGAGGATGATTGTCGCGTTTGGTCCTGGGGCATTATTCAGGTGGGAAAACTTCAGAATTATGTTGATGGTATTTCTCTTGACGGGTTTATGTCTCACATTTCTGAGCGGGCAGCACATATTTATTTTCATAACCTCGCCTTTGATGGTACGTTTATCTTAGATTGGCTGTTGAAGCATGATTATAGGTGGACTAAGGAGAATCCGGGGGTTAAAGAATTCACCTCCTTGATCTCTCGGATGGGAAAGTATTACTCAATAACTGTAGTTTTTGAAACGGGATACCGTGTTGAATTTAGGGATTCTTTTAAAAAGTTGCCCATGTCGGTCGCAGCGATCGCTAAGGCATTTAATTTGCATGACCAAAAACTTGAGATTGATTATGAAAAGCCAAGACCAATAGGCTACATTCCTACCAAACAGGAAAAGAGATATCAGCGAAATGATGTAGCAATTGTTGCGCAGGCGCTTGAAGTTCAGTTTGAAGAGAAGATGACCCGACTAACAGTGGGTAGCGATTCTCTTGCAACATACAAGAAAATGTCGGGGAAATTATTTGTTCGTCGCTTTCCTGTTCTTTCACCTGAGATCGATAGTGAGATACGAAAAGCATATCGAGGAGGTTTTACTTACGCGGACAAGCGCTACTCGAAAAGACTCAATGGAGAAGGAAGCGTGTATGATGTTAATTCCTTATACCCCTCAGTGATGCGAACTGCACTGCTACCATACGGAGACCCTGTTTATTCAGACGGCGCGCCGCAAACCGATAGACCCCTTTACATTGCATCTATTACCTTTACAGCAAAATTAAAACCAAAACACATTCCTTGTATTCAGATTAAAAAGAACCTCTCATTTAATCCAACGCAATATCTTGAGGAAGTAAAAGAACCCACAACTGTGGTGGCAACAAACATCGATATAGAATTGTGGGAAAAGCATTATAACTTTAAGATCTATTCTTGGAACGGAACATTTGAGTTTCGTGGTTCACATGGCTTCTTTGATACGTATGTAGACCATTTTATGGAAATCAAAAAGAACAGTAGCGGCGGATTAAGACAGATTGCTAAACTGCACTTAAACAGCCTGTATGGGAAATTCGCAACCAATCCTGACATTACTGGTAAACATCCTGAACTAAAAGATAATCGGGTATCCCTGGTGATGAATGAACCTGAAATGCGTGACCCTGTTTATACACCGATGGGTGTTTTCATTACAGCGTATGCTCGGAAGAAAACTATTAGTGCTGCACAAGATAATTATGAAACATTTGCATATGCAGATACCGACTCACTTCATCTTGTTGGTCCGACTACTCCCCCCAACTCTCTGTGGGTCGATCCCGTAGAACTGGGCGCGTGGAAGCATGAGAGTACGTTCACTAAAGCCGTATATATTCGAGCGAAACAGTACTCTGAAGAGATTGACGGAGTACTTGACACACACATTGCGGGCATGCCCCGAAATGTTGCTGCGACGCTAACACTTCAAGATATGTTGCAGGGAGGTACATGGCATGGTAAACTAATTCCTGTAAGGGTCCCTGGGGGGACGGTCCTCAGGAATACAACATTCACACTCAAGATTGACTAGGCTGGTAAATATGTCACGTCCCGTTTCTAGTAAGGCAACTGTTCGCTTTCGTCTTGACAAGTCTGTTATTGCAGATCTTGATGAGATGCACTGGATTCTCCGCAGGGGGGTGTCGGAGATCGCTCAGGATGCTATTATTGAGTATCTGGCGAAGAAGGCTCCCAAGTCTGCTGAGTGATTTCGATTAATACCGAGGTGCAACCTAATGAACTGGGCTCGGTTTATTTGGGCAGCAACCCTTGAAATTGCTTTCGGATAATTGGGTATTTTATGGTAGGCTAGGAACGTAAGTCCCTAGCCTACCGCCGTTTAGGAGGAAGAATGCCTGACAAGTATGGGCGACTGAGTAAGGAAGAAAAAGCAGCCCAACAGGAGAAGAATGCTGAGTGGTATCAGAGGAATCGAGAGGCTGTTGACAAGGAGAAACAGTCAGGAAATTCTGCGGCACCTAAACAGTCTGCGCCTATGAAAGCATCAGATGTTGCTCGGAATCCGGGTGACGCTATTATGCGTGGGGTAAAGGAACTTGATGACCAAGCCGCTAAAGTGATGTCAAAAAACATTAGCGGCAATGCAAGTAACGAAAAGGCTAAAGCGGAGCAGCAGGCACGTCATGAGGCCAATAAGGGTGTCAGGTCTAAGTACTCCGAGAACCCTGACCTGCTCGCTAACCCTAATGACGCCGCTAGGGCAGCACAGGACGGAAACGCGCTTAAAAGGACTCCTGAGCAATGGCGCGCAATGGGTGAAGACCCTAAGGATCATCCTGATCAAGTATACGACCCTGGCGACACGGATGGCAACAAGGTTGAGGTGTCGCCTGAAAAGGGCAACATGAGTCCTGGCGACTCTATTACCCCTGAGGACAAGGAAAAGGACCCCTGGGAAGAGACTAAGGCGGCGTGGAAGCATCTTACTGATGTTTTTGGGGAGAAGGTCAGTGCTCTTCAGAACGAGCTTGAAGGGCGACTCGCGAATGAACTCAAGCCTACGGACAGGGAAGTGAATAATCCCTTTGCTGGTGATGACGTTCCCGATTCTAAGGAGGCCACTATTGATGATGTAAAGAATACTCTTGAGTCTACGAAGAATGATTCTATGGCTGTCGCCAAGGGTGTGGGCGACATCGGTAGCGCGGCGCTGGATACGGCGGGGGCTGCCGCTAAAGAGGGTGGTAATGCTATAATCAATGGGATGGGGCTTGATAAGGAGGCCCTTAAGAGTACGGGAAAGACACTGGCGGGCCTTTCCGGTTTGTTTTCCAGGCCCGCTGACACAAATGATAAGGTGCCCGATTCCGGTTGGCATCCTAAATCCATTAACGATCTTTTTAAGGGGAATTAATTATGCCTCAGTTGCGAGACGACACCTCAAATATTGACATGCTTAACGCAATTCGAAGTGATGCGCGTTATGATTATCAGAATATGGTTCCTGAGGCTACTAAGGCCAATATTCAGGAGACCATCGCGGGGATCATGTCGGATAATATTACCCGCAATCAGTTTATGAATTCGCTAATTAACCGCATTGGTTCTACTATTGTTCGTGATATTACGTGGAAGAATCCCCTTGCGGTTTTTAAGCAGGGAATGATGAGTTTTGGTGACACTATCGAAGAAGTTCACCTTGACTTCATCAAGCCAACTATTTATGAGGAGCAGCGCGATTATCTTGAGAAGGACGTTTTTGGACAGAATCCTCCGCCTTCCAAGAGCGCTTTTCACACGATTACCCGTAAGGAAAAGTTTAAGATTACGATTAATCGTGACGTGCTTCGCAGGGCTTTTCTCTCAGATACCGGTCTCGCAGAGATGACATCTCAGATCATGGCGGTCGCAGCATCATCCGATGAGTGGTCTGAGTTTCTTTCTATGACGAAGTTGTTTAAGACGTATGATGAGAAGCACGGGTTTTTCCGCATGCAGATCGCAGATATGAACACCTTCGAGCCGGACAAGGTTAAGGTTGATGCGGCGCTTAAAGCACTTCGCGTCGCTGCTAATAAGATGGCTTACCCGACACCTGCCTTTAACTCTGCTGGGGTGCACTCGTTTGGCCGACCGGATGATCTGGTGCTTATTGCGACGCCTGAGTTTAAGGCTAATGTTGACGTGACCTCACTGTCTGCTGCGTTTAATCGTCAGGATGCTGAGGCTCCGTCTCACATTATTACTGTGCCGGGTGAGGTACTTGACATGCAGGATACGTCTGCTGTTCTCACTACTAGGCAGTTCCTCTTGATCAAGGATGTCCTGCTTGAGAATCGAAGTATTTCTAATCCTGAGGGCCTTTACGACAATTTCTGGCTGCATCACTGGTCTGTACTAAGTGCGTCTCCGTTTACTCCGGCGATCGCCTTTGGCACCAAGCCGAATAGCATTGTAGTTACCCCTAAAGAGGAGACGAACGCAGAGATTCAGGCGATCACGATCACTAAGAGGGATGGATCGGCGTCTACAGTGATGTCTCCCGGTAGCATTCGTCAGGCGACTTTTACGTGGAAGACTAGGCCTGCTAACGACCACTATGCCACGGATTGGTATATTAAGAATGCTAAGTCTAAGGGGACTACAATTACGAATGATGGTGTACTCACTATTGGTAATGATGAGCCTGCTGGATTCCCCACGGTTGGTGTAAATGTTGATACCAAGGGGCCGGCTGGCACTAAGCCTGTTAATAAGGAGATTAACATCGAGATCAAGTCTTGATGTGATATCATAAGTGCACAGCCCCAACCGTTAGGGTTGGGGCTGTGCTTGTGTTTAGGAGGAATTTTGGCTAATCAGATTTATGACATGCCCCCGGATACTGGTGCGGGGCTTTCCTTTGATTATAGCGTGTGGTCTGCGGGGACTTTACTGTCTATGGTTAACGTTCCTTTCGATAATACTTATCGTGACATTATTGACTGGAATGCGTGTGGAATGTCTCCTAGGGATTATGTTCGGTCTATTCCTAGACGGAATAAGATTGAGTTGTCTAAGATGACTTATCTTGCTCAGGGTAAGCCGATTCGAATCCCCACGCCATTCAGCCTAGCGAACCAGTTTAATTACGTGATGGTTGAGAACCCCGGGCGCCCCGCTGAGGTGGCTAGTTTTGAGGGGTATACGCCAACCACATTTTTCTATTTCATTACTTCTATTGATTATGTCGCCCCAAATACGACACAACTAACTCTGCAACTTGATGTGTGGTCAACGTACTATTCTAGAGTTAAGTTTGGGCGATCGTATCTTGAGCGCGGCCATTTTGGCGTTGCTGCCGAGGATTCATTTGAGAATAACGGGAGGAAATGGCTGGTTCAACCGGAAGGACTTGATGTCGGCGCCGAGCACCGGATTATGAGGACGTATCGCCAGGTCTTGTGTGATATGGAATCTAATGATTATTATGTGGTTATTACCTCAACAATTGCGCTTGCTAAAGAATTTGGTTATGGTAACTCCTCTAATCCTAGCGTGCATATGGCGATGTCGTGCTCGGCAGAGAATCTTCCGAACGGAACAGCGATTTATGTGTGCGATTATTTGAATTTTAAGAACGGCATATTTAACCTGGCTAACTATCCTTGGATTACTCAAGGAATCGGTTCTATTACTATTGTGCCTAAAAATACCATCAACATGGGTAATCTTGCAGGGCAGTCAACAATTGGTGATGGTGGGGCCAAAGCCGTGTGGGGAGAACTGGGCACAGATTCCGTTAACGTGAATACATCCTATCCTGTGACACAGTCATCTTTCAGAGAGGAACTTATTAAACTTATTCCTAAAGAATATCGTGAATTGAAGAAGTTCTTGACGTCGCCTTATCTAATTATTGAAATGACGTCATATGCGGGCAATCCTCTTGAATTCCGTCCTGAGTCAATTGGATCACAGGGCCTCGAGGTCCAACAGTACGCGCATGTCGTGCCTCCGAGCCCATCGCTGCTATTTACGCTAAAGGATTACAATTCTAACAATAGCGACATTGTGCTACAGAATAACGGTAAAGTAATTAAAGACATTGGTGAGGGATGGGACTCAACTACTGGGTACACAACCCTACCAACATTCTCTACCCTAAACAACGCGGCGCTAAATGCTCTGGCATCGTCTGCTCATACCACTGCGGCACAGATTAATAACGCAAAGTGGCAGCAGCAGCGCGCACAGAGGGCCGCTACCGCTTCTCGCGACATTGCTAATGCCGGTATTGCTGCCACTGCTGCGGGGGCGGAAAATTCGATGTGGGGTAATTCTGCCATGGCTGATTCGCAGTCTCGATACAATAACTTGCGCGCCACTGTTCAGGCTGCGCAGGGTGGAATCATGGCCGCAGGCGGGGCTCTTTCGCTCAACGGGCAAGCCGTCGGGTCGGGACTCGCGCAGTCTGCTACAGCAGGAATTAATGCGATGATTTCTAATTCGCAGGCTCAGTCCACTGCGAATATCCAGAATCAACTGGCTAGCGGCGCTTCTCAGATTAGTCAGACTCAGCAGCGAAAAGTGCGTGACACTAACTATGAATTAGCACAGTTTACGGCTAACGGTGATTATGAAGCGGCCATTGCGTCGATTAACGGTCAGCGCCAAGATATGCAAGTAATTCCGCCTAGCGTGGTCGGACAGACGTCAGGATATTTGTCAGCGATTGTGTCGCAGAATCTTGTGATTGACTGCCGAATGAGATTCTTGTCTGAGTCAGCGATGAATTCTGTTGGTCAGTACTGGCTGAGATACGGATATTTGATGAACTGTTGGGTCATTATGCCCGACACACTTTCTCTTATGACAGAGTTTACGTACTGGAAACTAGTTGAGTGCTATCTAGAGAAGGCCGATATGCCTGAAGCGTTTAAAGGCACAGTACGGGGAATTTTTGAAAAGGGCGTTACAGTGTGGCGATCTCCTGATAGAATTGGAACAGCAAGCGTGAAGAGCAATCGAATTGATCGCAGCGTGAGGGTGAGGCTTGATGGGTAAAAAGGACTATGTTAAGACAGGTATTTACAATAAAATAATGCTTAAGCCGCCTTCTTCTAGCGAGGTGCGACAAATACAACTTGAGCACATGTATCGTCGTCAGTTGATGGGGAAATGTCTGTCCCGATTTACCTGGGAGGGACTGCCTAACGGTATCGATCCGCGGTTTATTGAAGCAACAATTTTCAACAATGGCTATTCAGTGTTTTATTTTGATACATTGTTTGAGATGTTTATGGCAATGCCTGCAACAATTTCGGGTCCACTAGATATCCAGGACAATCCTACCGGCTACCGCATCACCAGAAACGGAGTGTACTCTCGTGAGGTTCTTGCACCAGATAGTGTGTGTATCTGGGGCAACCAAGTACGTGAACCTGAAATTGATGTTGTCATTTCTTATGCCGCCAGACTTGCGCAGATTGACAGGACAATTGAAATTGATCTCCTCAATGAACGCAACCCCATGATTGTCGCGTGCTCGCAAGATCAACGGCTTACAATTCAGAATCTTATTTCCAAGATTTACGATGGCGAACCTGTCGTGTGGGGGACAGAAAATCTCAGCATGGATAATCTTGCTAATACAATAGGGGTTTTTCCACTTAACCAAAACGCCGGTGCCGGTGCCGTCTCCTCTATCAAGCACATGGAATCCAAATCTAAGATCTGGGGGGAAGCACTCACAATGCTAGGGATTATGAATGTCAATTCTGAGAAACGTGAGCGAATGGTAGTTGAGGAGGCTGCCGCTAATTCAGGGCAGGTTCTTGCATCTCGCGAATCGTTTATGAAGCCGAGACAACTTGCTTGCGAACAAATTAATGAAAAATTTGGTTTAGAAGTGTCTTGCTCCTGGGCGGTCGACGACAATGCATCACCCAATCTAAACGACTATCTGTCGGAAGAAAACCTCGGCACCTATGGAGAGGAAAATGGCGGTAACAACAATAATGCTTCGTGACGTTGTAAAAGTCACGAACGACCACATTGGGCTAGACGATTATCCGATCTTTGATGAATCATATCGAAAAACATTAAATAATCGAATTAAGCAAACCTACTGGCTACAAGAGATTGCGCATGAAACTATCGACATTTTTATTTGGCGACTGTCGCTCAAGATGGATTTAATTATGCCAAGATATAATCGGATGTATCTGGCGGAACTGCAAAATACTGACCCGCTAGACGGGAATCGGAACTACAGCAAGACCGGACAAGACGGCACGAGCCAAAATAACGGGACTAACGTACAGTCTAGTACAGGGTCGGGTGGAAATACCTCTAAAGGGCGTACCGTCGGGTCTGATACACCTCAGACTCGGCTGGCAGGTGACGGCGACTATGCCACGAGTATTAGCGACGCGTCAACATCGGGCACATCTACGTCGAAGAATGACTCAAACACTAATTCAACATCTAACTCGTCATACAACAATAACCAACACTCCGAGTCGTGGGGGTACTCGGGCAGCAGGGCCCGTGCTATTGCTGACTACCGAAGCACTCTTTTAAATGTTGATGATCTTGTTATTGCGGAACTTAGAGATCTTTTTCTAGGACTGTGGGACGACGATTCTCCACATACACCTAATGGTTTAGTTAACGGATATTTTTACCCCCTTGGAATTGGAGGATATTATGGCTACTGGTGATGACATTATCGGAAGCATTGACAATGCCCTGTGGCGCGTTCGTAATCGTGGGGTTAATAACGTGACTCCGTTTACGTATCGTGACGGGCTTACATATATTGACGTTCTTGAAAGAATTCGCCAAAGTATTATTGAACTTATCGATTATGTAAATAAGTTTGGTGATGACCAAGACAAGATCATCAATAATCTCAATAATACCGTTACTAACTTTATTACCGAGGTTGAAAAAACACATGACGGATGGAATAAGGAACTCGATGCTAAGAAGACTGCTCTAGAAACACTTATCGAGGACTTTAAGCACCGGCTTATTGACGCGGAATTCAAAAAGATTTCTGGTGACTACATTGAGGCACCGCTTAAAGCGCCGGTAGGGGAGAGAATTACGCTTCCGACTAGAGCCTGGGCAGAAAACTTCAAAAACACAACTAACCAAACTATTGATGCCTTTAAACAAAAAACGACCGAGGACTTCAAAAAGTACTACACAAAGACAGAGGCTGAAGCGCTGTTCCTTGAGGACCCGAAACTTAATGAGGGGGTTGTTTTTGGCTCATCTAATGCAACAATTGAGGCGAGCCGGTGGACAGAGAAACTTTGTCAGGAACTAGAACTTAATCCCAATGTATACGCGATTGGTGGCGGCGGATTCACTTCCACCGCAGATAATGCTTTTATTACGCAGGTAAACAATGCAATTCAAGGTATGTCTGAGAATCGGCGACGCCACACTAAGTATGTGTTTGTTATTGATATGCTTAATGATATTCGAGCGCAAAACAGTGTGCTTGAGCCAGCAAAAACATTTTTCAGGCGTGTCAGGGACGGATTCCCGAACGCTGAGATCAAGGTGCTTCCCGTTATTCTAAATGAATCTTCGCTTAATAATGACATTCATATTGCCTGGTCATGCGTATCCAGGACATATGAGTGCCTCATGGCCGCCAAGCCATATAACACTGCTATCGCAGAGGGGTCACGTACATGGGTTCATATGGGTAAAAACTATGCTGCCGCGTGGGACCAGGGTGCTGACAATGTTCACATGACAGATGCCGGATATACGCATATTAAGGAACTATTTAAATGCTGGCTTAACGGTGGAGACTCTTGGTTTAATCCCCCTACTGAAAATCTCTATCCGTTGTCAGCACCTGCTGTCAACCAAAATTATAATTACCTTAGTTGTGAGCGTGATCGTGACTGGGTAAATATTCATGGTACATTTAGGGTAGGGGGCAGTAATGCTGGGTATGACACTAAGTTAATGGATACGCCCGGTTGGGCTAGACCGTATGACGGTGTGAGTTGCCCCATTATTGGTAATGATCGCACATATAAGTATATCTACACCAATAAAAATGGTGGACTTTACGTGGGAGATATTCTTTCCGCTAATCAGACATATCAGGTGAATTTCACCTACAAGATCTGGTGAGACCACAGCGCCTACCTTAATGTACAATTAAGGTGGGCGCTGTGTACTGGAGGGATTATGGCGTGGGATGAGACTGCGAAAAAGATTGCCATCAAGGCAATTGGTCAGGTTGAGTCGTCAATGAACTATTCTGCAATTAATTATAGTGACCCTATTACGGTTGGAATTGCTCAATGGTATGGCACTAGGGCTGCGGCGATCCTCAATCGAATTAAATCAAAACATCCTGCCGACTATGCGCACGTAGACACTGGCTTCAGGTCCAGACTTGATTCTGTGCCGGAAAACAATCCTTCATGGAACACTTACTATATCAACCGTCAGGTCGGCGACAGTCTTCGGGCGCTGTTAATCGCTGGGAGGTCTGAGCAGGATGCCCAGGTAGTTGAGGATCTACAATCATACTTCTCTGTGGCAAAACAGTATGGAATTAGTCCCGAGAATGATACGGATGCGTTTATCCTCTGGTGTGTGGCATATCACCAGGGGCCTCGGTACGCGTTGCAGGTAGCCAATAACTATGGGGGCGGCGGCCTTAACAGGATGTTTTCTGCCATCATGGGTAACGGAGTATTGGGCCAATATAAAAACCGGTACACACAAGCCCGTGACATTATATCAAACAAGGACGATAAAGGCGTTGGAATCGGAAATAACGTTGCTCCGACCCCCGGAAACAATAACGGTGGAGGAGAAAACACTCAGCAAGTGACCGTGAGTGGTGGAGAAGTCATTGTTACGACCGACGACTCAAACATCTTAACAATGACCTCAAAATTCGGTACCGCACGACTATACTCATACGGGCATAATCTATGGCGAACATCCTTATCTACAATTCAACAAAATGTGAGTGAAGGACAACCCTCGCAAGGTGGGGGCGGAGGTAGCGCGCCCCCACCCCCAGGAGGCACCAGCAAGGGCGAACAGGCGCTCGCGTGGGTACTAGCCCGCCTAGGAAAATTCGCATACCTACAGGGCGCTGGCCGGCTAGACCCCGACCACTCCGGTGTCACTGACTGTAGCGGGCTCTGCTATGCAGCATATAAATACACCACTAACACGTTTGTAGGTACTTGGACAGGTGACCAATATTTTAGGGGCGCAGAGCCTTTTCCTCGGCGTGGCGGGGCTATGACGACTGCCGAGAGAAATCAGTTGCGCCCCGGAGACATGATCGTCATGGCGTGGAAGTCTACGGGATCCGTGTACCCTGAGACAGACCACGTAGAAATGGTCGTGGATTCGAATACACTTGTGGGACACGGGGGAAATCCGTATTATGGCCCCGTTAAGAAATCTATTGACATCCTGAGCGCTACGCGATGGTGGACTGTAAGAAGGCACGAATGAAAAAGAAGTTCTCATACTATAATTTTTCCAAGGTACTCTCATATGCGGGCGTGTTTAATATGATTATGGGGGCTCGCGGTCTTGGTAAAACGTATGGCGCTAAAAAGATCGTTATCAAGAACGCAATTAATAAGGGGCAACAATTCATCTATCTACGTCGTTATAAAACTGAACTTAAAGGCCGAGACAGTTTCTTTGCAGATATTCAACACGAATTTCCCGAAGAAGAGTTCAGAGTGGTTGGGCAATATGCGCAGCGAAAAGTCGATAAAAAGTGGGAGACGATTGGGTACTTCATCTCTCTGTCTACGTCGCAAGCAAACAAGTCAATTGCCTATCCAAATGTCTACACAGTCATTTTTGATGAATTCATCATTGAGAAAGGTGCGATGCGATATCTTCCTGATGAAGCCAAACTATTTATGGATTTCTACTCCACCGTCGACCGATATCAAGATCGTGTGCGAGTACTTATGCTGGCTAATGCCATTAGCATTATGAACCCGTATTTCATTCGATTCCACATTGAACCGCAGGAAGGTATTAGCCGTCATGCAGATGGTTTTATTGTTACCGACTTCGTTGATAGTGAGCAATTTCAGTCCGAAGTGGCACACACTCGATTTGGGTCATTTGTTATCAATTATGCGGAAGATTATGCTGACTATTCCATCTCAAACAAATTCGCAGACAATTACGATGATTTTATCATGAGAAAAACCGGAAAAGCCCGATATGCATTCTCCCTCAGGTGCCCTGAGGGGGAGATCTCTATCTGGATTGACGGTGGCACATGGTTCGCCCAGCGTCGCCAACCCCGGGGAAGTCTGGTAAGATGGGCCTATAAGGTGAGCGACCTACGTGAGGGGGAGAGGCTACTAACGTACGGAGACAAAGTTCTTTCAATTATGCGTAGCACATACAGAAAGGGCCGATTGTTTTCTGATTCTCCCGAGACTCGAAACATGTTCGCTGAAATTTTTGTCCGATGATTAACATTAGTTCCACTGTTGATGTTGCTCTTGTGCTAGGAATTGTTTCCCTACTCACAATTGTTGGACGATTTATATATCGATTATCACGATTTATAGATCATCTGAGTTGTATGCTAAATGCGTGGGACGGGAACAATGAAAAGCCCGGAGTGCTAGATCGCTTAAATGATATAGAGAAAAAACTAGACGATGTGCACTGCTACGTCAAAACACACCGCAACAAATCAAGCGTGAACATGTAAGTCTGTCAACTAAAGAAATCGTTTACTACCTAAAGGAAAAACAATGCCTGAACACGAAGCACCAAAGCCGCCATTCATCCCCGACGCATACCGACTCTGGCTCTATGCAGTCAGCGCCGGAATTCTTGTCTGCCTTGCTACCTGGGGCATCATCGACGGCGACAAGACAGCAGCGCTTAATTTCCTCTTCGCCACACTATTCGGCGTCGCCGCAAACAACGTCCCGCGGAGGTAACCAATGGTTATGCGCGCAGACATCATCTCCGCCGCCCGCGCAGAAATCGGATACTCCCGATGGGCCGACAAAGACCCCGGGACTAAATATGGTCGCTGGTACGCTCAAGCAACCAACTCGCCTAGTTTCGGCGCCTCCGGCGTCCCTTACTGTGATATGTTTGTCTCATACATTCTTTCTGAGGTAGGGATTAGCTGGCTCAGCGCCTACGTCCCAGGACGTGAGTCCCAGGCCCGCGAGCGCGGCATCCTCATCGACAAATGGGACGTTCGCCCTGGCGACCTCATGACATTTGACTTTGATGGTGCTGGAATTGCGCAGCACATTGGAATCGTAGACCAGCCCCCCAATTCTAATGGGGTTTTCTACACTATTGACGGGAACACAACCTGGGGAACTGGAGGACCACAGGACAACGGCGGTGTAGTCGCCCGCCGCGAGCGCTATGTGGATGAAGCCCGATACGGAATTCGCGTAGTCGACGATAATGCTGGCATTCTCAGCGGCGGCAACATCACCGAAATCCAACGCATTCTCGGCGCCGTACAAGACAACATTCTCGGTATCGACACTGAAAAACGAATGTGTGCCATCATCAAGGCCAGTAAGTGGGGCGGAAAAGAATTCCCCTGGGGCATCCCCTACACACAGCAGGTCGTAGGAACCGTCCCCGACGGCATCTGGGGCGACGCCAGCATGGCAGCCCACGACCGCACCGTCGAAGCACTACAACGCGCACTAGGCGTCGACGACGACGGCATATGGGGCCCCGACACATGGGCCGCCTGGGAGCGACTAGCCCGCACCGCAGAGCGACCCTAAATAAACTTATCCCCCCGGAAGTGGTTGATTCCTTCCGGGGGATAAGTATATCTATATTTCTGTTCTACAGTCCTCGCATAAAGAATCACGCAAAATCTGGTGAATCTTCTCCGTATCCCAATCTCCTTCCAGCGTGTCTGCGCCCATTATCTCGAGTTGAGTCATCACATAACTTCGACATCTTGCTGTGCCATTATGACCAAATCTTTTTGTTGTACTAATCCCTGTAATCTTATTCATCGCAATGACGCGATTGTCAGGCCAGCCATACACGCTTAGCCGGTAGTCAGGTGAATCAATTACCAATCGATCATCTGTGACATATAGATATGATTCGCTAAACTGTTTGTCTAGATTATATTTCTTAACAAATTCTTTAAAGTAATACATTACAGGGCACCCAAACTTTCTAGCCCAAGAAACAGCAGTGTTAAGTTTCGTTCCGCTAAACTATTATAATAAGTGATTGATCCGCTTTCTGTTTCAAATGGATTCCAGATTTCCATGCAATATTCACTAATCAAACGAAACGCTGTATACCTACAATAAAGAATATTCGCTCCACCAGACGTGTAGCACTCACGCATTCCAAATGACCGCAAGAGACGCTTAACTTTGGGAGTTGATGTGCCGCTAATCTGCATCATCATCACATTTCAATGATTTGACCCACGCCGCTATGCGTTCAGAGGTATCGTTAAGAGCAGTATTCTTAATATACCAATTACTGTCCCCCGTGTGCTCAAGAATTAATCGTTGCATTTTCTACACCTGTTTTGCTTGAGATTATATTGTCAATCGAAATTATATGATATTGTTTCGTATGTGCACGCCAATAATGAATGCGACTCATATCCTTATAATAAGCAATATGATAACCGCGCAATAAAGCGTGCGCAATAAAATTAGACACCTTCCAATTAGTGAGGGCGACATAATCGTCGCCCTCACTATAATGGGACCTACGCCTCACAACCTATCCCCAATCCAAGCAAACAACTCCAACTGAGAACCAATCTCATAACGACGATCACCCGACCGCACCTCCCAACTCCTGAGCCCGCTACGACGAACCGAAACGGACCGGTTACCGCGAGAAAGAATTCCCCACTCATAGCCACTCTCAGGCGGTGTAATACTAACACCTACCTCCTGGTAGAAATCAAACACCGACTTGCCAACCAACTCCGCTGCCCTGTTAGCCATCATTCCATTCCTTCCTGTCCGACGGGCTGTTCCCG